CCGTTAACCAGACGGTCCTCAACTTTATGGTTTGCAGCCCAAGACGCATTGCGGTTTAACCAAAGGAAGAGTCTCGCAGCTAACCGCAGCAGGGATGCCGCTAACCTCCCCAGAAGAAGCAGACGCTTGGAGGGGATCGCGCAAAGGGATCGGCGGTAGACCATCGACCCTGCAACGGATGGCTGCTATCCAGCAGCAACCAGCACCAGAACTCGCAGGGGGACCGTACAGACCTCCCGAAGCATCTGCCGCAATCAATGCTGCACTTGCAACCGAAGACTCTCCGCAGGGAGCGTATGAGCGGCAAAAGAAAATCGAGCGAGCCGCTTATGATCTAGCAGTTGAAGCCCTACAGTCTCGGTCCCTCGATGCTGGCAGAATGGTCTCAGTACACGCGACCGCAGCAAAGAATCTTATCTCCAGTCGAGATGACGTACTAGCTCAGTCCGAGAAGGAGAGAACGCTGGTCTCCGGTGCTTGGGTTAAGAAGGCAATGCAGGAACACGATGGAGCAGTGTCCCAACTCCTGAAGTCGATGCCAAAACAGCTATCCGGTCGCATTGCTCCGCACGACCCAGAACACGCAGAGCGCGAGTTGGAGCGTTGGGTTCAAGAAGTATGTCTCAAAACTCTGCATCAAACGGACCCGTGGAAATCTTAAACTGTCAAAAGCCAGCGGGAATCGAATCGCTTCGCCAGAACCGAATCGCGATCAAAGCTATCGAGCGTCAGACCGGCTTAGAGTTCCTGTCGATATCAGACCAAGAGCCTTCCCGCATTGATGGCTTCATCTTCGATCCGGCTAAAGGGATCATCACGGGAATCTATGAGGTCAAAACTCGCAGCTACGGTCTCCACAAGCTCCAGACCACATTCGGAAACGAATGGATGATCTCTTGGTCTAAGATCCAAGCGGCTCTTGAGGTTACCAGACGCACAAAGCTCCCGTTCTACGGAGTGCTGCATCTGCTGGATGATAACATTGTTATGATGGTTGAGATCTTCAACCGCAATGCGTCTTGGGCTGCAAACCATAAAGTTGAGGACCGTCTGGTTAACGGTATCAAAGATCGCATGGCGTTAATCAATATGGCTACCGCTATGCAATATAAGATGAACCAACTATTCTAATGACAGATCTTGAGCTAGAGATCCTAGAGTTCCGCCGGCAACTCTGGCGACCGACTCCACGGCAGTCTGTTGTCGAGTGGGCTGAGACTAATCTTACACTGAGTCAACGGCAGACCGAGCATCCCGGCCCATTCTCTACCGCTGTCAGACCATATTGCAGAGAGCCGCTTGAGAGTTGGAAAGATCCTGCGGTCTCGGAGGTCACGTTGTGTTGGGGATCTCAGACCAGTAAGACAACAACGCTGATGGCCGGTCTCGCTTGGTCCATCGACGTAGAGCCATCTCCTGCGCTGTGGCTGATGCCGAGCGAGAACTTAGCGCGGTCTTTCTCCAAGTCTCGCTGGCTCCCAATGCTGGAAGACTCACCGGCAATGATTGCGCGGTTTCCTACGGACAAAGATCAAATCACAAACCTAGAACAGCAATTCGACCGCTGCACTTTGACGTTTGTAGGGAGCAACTCACCAGCAAATCTAGCGTCTCGTCCCGTCAGAATCCTAGTTGCAGATGAGGTGGACAAATTCGCTGATGCTACGGCTAAAGAAGCTGACGCTCTGGATCTTGCCGAGCAGCGGCTCAAAGCGTTCAGTAGCTCTAAAGCGTTCTTTACAAGCACTCCCACAACCTCAGAGGGGAGAATTTGGCAGAGATATCTACGAGGAGACCAGCGGAGGTATTACATCCCCTGCCCATACTGCCGCGAGCATATCAAACTGGAGTGGCGACAAGTCACTTGGGAAAACGAGAAACTGGAAGACGGCAGACCTGACTGGCAGCGCATCCGTACCACCGCTCATTACGTTTGCCAACTCTGTCAGGGGAAGATAAGCGACAGCCAAAAGGTTGCAGGGTTACGGCATGGCAAATGGATCTCGGAAAACAAAGCCAGCCTCCCGAGCGTAAGGTCTTACCACTTGTCGTCTTTGTACTCCCCAGATCGCAAATGCACTTGGGGAAATCTTGCCGTCGCGTTCTTGGAAGCCAAATCCTCAATGATGGGTTTGCAGGGATTTATCAACGGTATGTTAGCGGAACCGTGGGAAAATCAGGAGACTCAACAGGACCGAGTCGAGATTGTATCTGATGCGGGAATCCCTGAAGCCAGACGCTATCTAACCGCTGACGTACAAGCTGCCGCTCCCTTCTTGTGGTGGGTTTGCCGAGAATGGAGCAAAGGCAACTCCCGTCTAGTTGGGGCCGGTCACGCTGACGACTTTGCCGCACTCCGCAGGATTCAACTCCAGTACAACGTCCATGACATGGATGTTGGCGTGGATTCCGGTTACAACACTCAAGCGGTGTACGATGCTTGCGCGGAGTTTTCGCAGAGCAGTGGAAGCCCGATAAACTATCCCTGCGGTCTGCGGTATCCACCAGAGGGAGGTCTTAGAAAGCCAATGTTAATCGGATGGCTACCGATGAAAGGACGCGAGACCGGAGCTAGATTTACATCTAAGAACGGCTCCATCCATCCCTTTGGAATTACAACGTCAACCTCAATGCGGACTGACGCTGTACAACCGTTGTTGGTTTTCGATACCGAGCATATGCGTGAGGTACTCCAGCGGCTCCGTAAGGGAACCGAGACCCATCAATGGAGTGTTTGTAGCCTACCTGCTCCGCTAGACGCTGAAGGAGCCTTTGCGAGCGATTCTGATACCTATTGGAAGCACTTGGACAGCCATCTTCTTAAGCCAACAGCCAACCGCTCCGGTAGGATCAAGCACTTGTGGTTTAAAAGAAACACTCGTTGGCCTGACCATTTGCATGACTGTGAAATCATGCAGTTAGCGATGGTAATGCTGTGGGGAGACCTAACTTCCAGTACCTCGGAAAATTCTAGTGGTTGACAAACTTGGCGGTCTGTTGATAGTCCGCGCAAGTGTTCACATACACAGTAGCAACTAAGCGGAGTTACTTGCGTACGACCTACGCGAGCAAAGCCGCTTTGACACTGCTTGAGGCTTTAACGGCAAAGCTGACTGTTTCCGCTAACTCGATGGAGAGCGGGAATGTGGTCCGCAGTACTTCTAGCTCTGACGTTTCTGTTGAGTTCGCTGAACCCGGTAAAGGGACCGCAGCACCAATTGAGATGCTCCAAATGTGGGAGTCTCTGCTAACGGATTACGATTACGCTGTAACGCTTCTTTCTGGTGATGGGATCGCTAGTCCAACCGATCTCCAGATTTACAACAAGATGCTGACCGCCGTTCTGGTTTCAACCACTCGGTATTATGGGGATTTCACGCAATTCCGTCGTGAAGCCACAACTCGGATGAGCTAATGGGATTCCTTCAAAACATAGCGAACAAGCTGTTTCCCGCTCCCGTTAACAAATACGAAGGAGCCGGTCAGTCGTTGCGTCGTTCGTATCTCGATACCTCCTACACTTCCGCGCGGTTTGATGTTACGAGCGCGACCCGTCAAGCCATCGTTCGCAAGTCTCGCTTTTTTGAACAGAATAACGCTGTACTGAATAGGCTTGGTGATCTGTTTGAGAGCTACACTGTTGGCTCTAGCTTCTCGGTTCAACCAGCTTCTAGCGATAGTGCTTGGAATCTCAAAGCCAAGAAGTGGTTTGATGTCTGGAGCCGTTATCCTGATATCGGTTCTCGGCAGTCGTTCTCTACTTTGATGGGGCAAGCCGCTCGCGGTTGGTTCTATGATGGTGAGTCGTTCCTGCTGCTCACCAAAGGAGAGACCGGCAAACCTCGGTTGCAGCTTATTGAGGCTCAATCCATTGCCACTCCGGTAGGGATGCAAGCAGATGAGACTGTCTTTGATGGCATCCGATTTGATCCTCGTACTGGACGAGCTATTTCTTATTTTATCGGATCGGAAAAAACTCAGGGCAACCTGACCGATGTTCGCTCCATTCCCTCTGACTCGGTTGTTCATATCTACGAACCGAATCGTCCCGGTCAACTCCGAGGTCTTCCGTTTGTCTCCGCTGTCATCAACGATCTCCACGATCTCGATGATCTGCAAAAGCTGGAGATGGAGGCTTGTAAGCTTGGCGCGTCTGTCGCTCAGATTGTTAAGACTGACGCTGGCGAAGTCCAAGCGAGCAACCTCCGCGCTGGAACTGCTGGAGCAAGTGTAAACACCGCCGAGAACTATTACGAACAGGTCTTTGGATCTGGCGTGAAGGTAATGAAGAACGGTGACAGTTTCGAGCAGTTCGCGACCGAGCGTCCCGGTGTAAATATGCGCGAATACTGGCGACAACTGACTGAGAAAGTCTGTGCTGGCGTTGGTATCCCTTACGTTCTTGTTTACCCAGAATCAATGCAGGGAACTGTCTATCGCGGTGCGCTAGATATGTCGTCTGTATGGTTTCGGTCTCGCCATCAAGTTATGGCTTCAGCGGCTCGTCGTATTTACGAGTACGCGATGGAGTACGCGATCAAGAATGATCCTACACTAAACGACGCTCCGAGCGATTGGTACGAAGTATCAATCACCGCTCCACGCAGCCCGAATGTTGACGTTGGCCGTAATTCTGCGGCTCAATTGGCAGAGCTAGAGGCTGGCGTTGTGACTTACGATGAGGTCTACGGAGCGCGTGGTCTCGATTGGCGTTCTGCTTTAGAAGCAAAAGCCCAACAAGCTTTGTTTGTACGTCAACTTGCTGCGAAATACGGCGTTGATGTATCTGAGATTTCGGTGATTCAGAAAGAGCGTCCCGCAACTAGTGTTGCAACTGCTATTGACATTGAAGGCGATCCTTCTGAATCTCCGTCTCCAGTTGCTCCGTCAGAAGGTGGGTCGCAACCTGTTGTTGTAGAGCAGGATGAGATTACCGCTACCGTCAAGAAGACTCGGAAATCAAAAGCCAAGAAAACAGAATGAGTTTTACCAAGAAGTCAGATTGGCTTTACTTCGCTCCGGCAAACGCTGCCGGTGATCCTGCTACCGTTCAGATCTTCGATCAGATTGGCGAAGATTGGTATGGTGGAAGCGGTCTATCTGCAAAGCAGTTTTCCGATGTTCTCAACGAGATTGGCAATGGTCCGCTGCTCGTAGAGATCAACTCTCCCGGCGGAAATGTCTGGGATGGTTTGTCGATCTACAACCAATTGCGCGGTCGCAAAGCTCCGGTGACCACTCGCGTCGTTGGCATTGCGGCTTCTATCGCTTCCATTATCGCTCTTGCCGGTGATCGCGTCGAGATGGCTGATGCTGCTCTGATGATGATCCACGACCCGTCTGGGATGGCTTCCGGTACTTCCGAGGATATGCGGAAAATGGCTGAAGCTTTGGATCAACACGCTGAAGTGTTGGTTGGAGTGTATGCTAAAAAGACTGGACGCTCCGCTGAGTCTATCCGCGCTGCGATGAAAGCAGAGACTTGGTTTACCACCGCTGAGGCTCTGGCTTTTGGTTTGGTGGACAAACCCATCAAACAGCTTGCGATGGCTGCTAAATGGCATCCTCGGGCAGTGACTAAGACCGCTCCTGAGACCGTCAAAAACAACCTCCGTCGAGGGTTAGAGCAATACGATGAAGGTCTTGCTGGTGACGGTCTAGAGCCAGCAACTGTTACCGATGCTAAATCGCTGGTTGCAGGAGAGGCTCCTACCGAAAACAAGATCCGCAAAGCTAACGCTTGGTGGGGACGCAACGACCGATTCTTGGAAGCAGAACCTAATACTCCTGCGGACGTAGCAGCAAACCTCTGGGGAGGTGCTGCTGGACGCGATTGGTTCAACGCTCTGTATGCTCAGATTGAGCGTCAAGAAGAGCAAGAAGAAGAATCTTTAGACGACAAGCTTTCTGCTAATAGCCAAACCGCTAACGGCAAAAATGGCGTGGACTCCACGCCGCAACCAACACAAACCACCGACACACATATGTCTGACACTGCTACTACTGTGACGGCTGCGGCTGCTCCTGCCGCTCCCGTCGATCTGTCCGCGATTCTTGCAAAGCTTACCGCTTTGGAGGCTTCGATCAAGTCTCCCACCGCCGCTCCCGCTCCTGATCCGGTTCGTCCCGTGATTCAGAACTTGGGCAACCCGCTGCTGGAGAAGCATAAGTCTCTCCGCGCTGGTGCAGAGCGTAAGAGTTTCCTCATTGAGAATCATGGTGAGTTGCTGCGCCAGTCCGCGATGATCGCTCCCCAGAACGCGAATACTTTCGCTGCTGGTCTCGTCGTTGATTATCTCGCTGATGCGGTTATCACTGTTGCTGCCACTAAGTTGGCGATGATCGCTGGCTTCACTCGCAACGTTGGCTTGGATAACCTCCGCCCCCGCGCTACCGTTCAGGTCAAGAAGTTTACCACTGGTGATGCGACTGTTGATAACGCTACCAACTTTGAAGATGGTGCTGCTAACCAGTCCACGCTGGCTGCTACCTCGGTGACTGTTAATCAGATCACCAAGAGTTTTACCGTCACTCAGCAGGAGTTGAATCAGGGTTTTGCTATCAGTGACTTGGCTCAGGGTTCCGCTGAGATCTTCGCTCTTGGCATCTCCAAGAAGGTCACCGCTCAGATGACCGCTGCTCTGTTTGGTGCTGGTACTGTCATTGGTACTGCTGCGAACTTTGATTCTAGCGACCTTCCTGCGATCTTGGCTCTTGCCAAGAATTACCGACAGAAGTTGCTTCTGTTGGATGGTGGACACTTGGCCCGTTTGATGTTCTCCGGTCAGTTGACTGCTGCCGCTGGAACTAATCCGTTCCCTGATTCGCGTTATGGTCCGTTGAACAACGGCTATTTCGGCTTTGCGAACATCTTGGAGCAAAACGATTATACTGGTGCTATCGCTAACACTGCTGGCTTCGTTTGTGGTCAGGACGCTATCGCGATTGCGAGCGGCTTGCCGGTTGGAATGATCGCTGGCGAGTTCGTTGAGCAGCGCACTGTTGAGTTGAGCAATGGTCTGTCTGTGTTGCTCTCTGTGTGGTATTCCCGTTCTACCCGCGCTCACATGGCGTCTTACGATATCATGTTCGGTGCGGCTGCTGCGGATACTACGCAAGCTGAGGTTCTGATCACCGCTTAATCCTTAAGGATATGCGCATTGCAACAACCATAGCAGTGGACAAGACTGGCAAAACTAAATTGCTGGCTGGTCCCGAAATTGATGCGACTCTCCAACGCACCAATTTCAACACTGTTTCTGTTCCTGAAGGAGGCAAGCTCATCCTGTGGATACAGGGAGCCTTAGCACCGAAGATTCGTAAGGGTTAACAAACCAAAACTGGGGAGGGTCACTGGACACGCTGGTGACCCTCCCTTTAACCGAAAAACAATTTTATGGCCGTCCAAGCAGACATTTCGACTGAGTATTCAATGGGCCGCGAAGGGTTCGCGCTGGTCACTAGCACCGCCGCTCAGACCGGCAACTGGGCTGGCTTGATTCCTACCGAGCCGACGGTGTTTACTAGCATCACTGGATTTGGAATATCTGGCACTTGGACTTCTAAGACAATCCCTGCTGGATTCCCGCTTGTCGGCAACATCACGGGATTCCAGATTTTATCCGGTAGCGTTGTGGCTTTCCTCGCTCGCAGCTAATGATCTCAATCGGCATAGCACTCAATCGGTTGTTTGCCGGTCAAGCCGGTGGCACTGATGCGCCGGTGCTGCGTCGAGATGTTCTGCGGGAAGACGAGGGCTTCCTGTGGCAGGAAGACGGAACCTCAAAGCTGGTTATTACACTTGGCACTTTCGATTCTCTGTTGCGTGAAGACGCTGGTTTTCTGCAACAGGAAGACCTCTTTAAACTCGCAATCCAATCCAACTGACCTATGGCAGATTCAAAGATTACAGCCCTAACAGCCTTAACGGCTGCCGATCCAGTCAACGATATGTTTCCGGTGGTCGATGTCTCTGACACGACGATGGCAGCATCTGGTACGACTAAGAAGATCAGCGTAAACAACATCCTCGGAGCATCCGGCACCGCCACGCTCGCCTCCGCCACCATCACCGGCGCGGCTACAGTGGGCACGACGCTGGGTGTGACTGGTGTTTCGTCCTTTGCTGCTGGCACAGCGTTGCTTCCCGCTCTTACAAGGACCGGAGACACGAACACCGGCATCTATTATCCTGCGGCAGATACGTTTGCTGTCACTACGGGAGGCACTGAGCGTTATCGTGTGGACTCATCCGGCAATTTGCTGCTGGGAACGACTGCTGCTGCCGGTCGATTGCAAGTCGCTGGATCTGCGGTTGGAGCAGGTATTTTCACTGTCGATAGCGATGTAACTCGCGTCGATATTCAAACCTACAACAAGCCACTATCAATCAATCGCTCAGGAAACGATGTTAACATTTGCGAAAGCTCTGGAAACGTAGGCATTGGCACTGTGGCTGTTGGCACAGGAGGTTGCTTGCAACTCAAGAGCGGCATCACATTCCCCGCCACTCAAGTCGCTTCGTCCGATGCGAACACGCTCGACGATTACGAGGAGGGGACTTGGACGGGGACTCTGACCGGTGGAACGACCAATCCGACGACTCCCGTCACTGCGACTGGGCGATACACTAAAGTCGGTCGATCTGTTACGGTTCAAATCACGTTTTCTGCCGTAAATACAACCGGAGCTTCAGGTCTTATCGGAATCACTGGATTACCGTTTGCAAACAACAGCGTTTCAAATTCAGTAGGGTCAGTCAGTTTGTATTTGATTGCAAACTTCACTGGAAGCCCATTTGCGTCACTCGGAGTTAATGAGTCGTTCATTAACTTTTATTCAAACAATTCAGGTGGTGCTTTTTTAGATGTGACGCACAACGCTGGAACTCCAAGGTTCTTGTCAGTGTCAATCACTTACACCGTCTAATCTTATGCTCACCGAACGCACCATCTTCTCGCTCTGCGAGGTTCTTCCTAACACCACGTTGCAGGTTCGTATGACGAACCAGATAGTGGACGGCGATGTCGTGAAGGCATCGACTTACAATCGGTATTGCCTGACTCCCGGCTCAGACCTTACGGGTCAACCCGAACAGGTTGTCGCGATTGCCAACGCTGTCTGGACTCCTGCCGCGATTACCGCTTACAACGCCAACCTCAAACCCGCTATCCAATGATCGTACCAGTCAACATTGTCGCAGTGCAGGTCAACGCCAACAACTCGCTGTTCGTCACGACCGGAGTTGATTACGACAACAGCGGTTCGATTGTGGGTTCTGAGATTACCTCGCAGTACACGCTCAACCCCGGTGACTCGCTGGAAGGTCAGCCCACCGAGGTGGTGAATATTGCGAATGCGCTGTGGACTCCGGCGGTTGTGGAGGCTTACAAGCTGGCGAATCCGGTGGTTGAAGCCGTTCAGCCTAACGAGTAATGCAAACCGACACTAACAACAGCAGCGGAGTTGGAATCTCTCTAGCGACCGCTGCCGCTGCTGGTGCGGTCTCATTCCTTCCTCAGTTAACTCAGTGGTTCCAGCTTGGGGCCGCTGTTTTAGCCTTTATCGCAGCATCAATCGGTCTGTATAAAACCTTCAAAAAATGAACTGGAAAACTACTCTTGCCGGTGTTGGCGCAATCCTCGTCGCGGTTGGCGGTGCGCTTAAAGCATTGTTTGATGGTGATCCTACAACCAATTTGGATATCGCTGCGACTATTGCTGCTGTGACCATTGGCTTTGGTTTGATCGCTGCCAAAGACGCTGACAAAAAGCCCGAGTGAATTTCATCGAACAGATCGTTACCGCTCTGCTTAAGTGGCTGACTGGCTTTGTTCAAAAACCTCCCACCGTTGAAGATGCAAAACGAGATCCAGACCTCAAAAAGAAGTTGCTGGATCGTATTGCTGACTCTAATCGCTAGTTGCGGCTGTGGGTCTCGCGTGGTTATGGTGCCTCACGGTGAGCCGGTGAGGCTTGCTGAGAGCGTTAAAGCTAAGGTATGGGTCAAAGGAGCAGACGGCGTTTCTGTTCGCTCTCAGAACCGCATAACGCTTCCCGAAGGTTGGTACGCATTGCCTAAAGATTGATATGTCACAACAAGTCATCAACGTTGGATCAACCGCAAACGACAACAACGGTGATACGTTGCGCGGGTCTTGGATCAAAGCGAACGACAACTTTACGGAGTTGTACACCGATATCTCGGGTCTCAATACCGCGACCGCTTACACTCCGACTCTAACAGATTCCGGTGGTGGTAGAACGTACACCGTCACGATCAATTCTGCGCGATATACGGAGATCGGCAATCTGCGTTGGTTTTCTGTTTCACTGTCGGTAACTGCCGCAAGCGGTACGGCTTCCGGCTCCCTGCGATTGAGCATCCCAGATATATCGACTTACGCTGCGGCTGTTGGTGTTCAAGCCAACGGTCTCCACGCAAACGCTAAGACTGAAATTGAAGGTAGCGTAATTGCCGGTCAATCTTACGCTGAGATTGTTCATTACGAAAACGGCAGCACTTCTTCCCTAGCGTCTCACGTTCAGTCTGGATCTACACTAATTGTCACTGGAGTCTACTTCCACGCCGCTTGAACTTAATAGCCACTAGTCTCCAGTTGGGGATGTCTGTGCTACAAAGCGCGATGGGAAACCCGTCGTTCTTGTGGCAGGGAGTGCTGGTGCGCTGTCTCCCCGCTGCGATTACTGACGCGAACTCGGTTATCTCCGGTGGGTTTCAAGATAACGTTCAAGCGCGAGTGCTGGTTAAGTTCTCCGACTGGCGGTTGGCTGACTCAACACTTGTAACCGTTGACGCTTCGGTCTGGTCTTGTGACGTTGGCTCTAACGGTGATCGGCTTTTGCAAGAGAGTGGAAGCTTGCTCCTCCAAGAGAATACAGACCGCTTGCTGTTGACTTTCGGGAAGATGATTCCGGTGGTAGGTCGCCTTCTCACCTACGATGGCCGTCAGATGCGGATTATGTCCGCAAAACGTGATGGCTCTGGAGCTTATTACGCGCTTGAACTTGGCTCTAAAACCAAATGACTCCAACCGTAACAGTCGATACGTCGAGGTTTGATGCGGCTTGGAAGGAGTACCTCCCCAAGACCAAGCGTTCTCTTGCTGATGCCGTCAACGCTCGCACGTTTTTCTTGATGCTGCGGTTGTATTGCTTGTTGCCTCCAAAGTCTCCCCAAGCGGCTCGTAACAAGATTCTCGATTACTTCAACAGACCAGTTGGAGCGGATCGCTTTGACAAGAAGACCGGCAAGAGAGTTGGTAAATCTCGACAGCTACGAGTGGTCCACTTGATCGCTCAAGCTAAAAACGCGAAGGCTGGAAAACCCGGTCTCTACGGTCAAGATATGCGTGACGCTGCGGGAAAGCTCCGCAGACGCGCTGCTGGTTCTGTTGGATACCTCAAGTCATGCGTGACTAAAGCCATCAAAAAGCTGTCCCCATCCTTCCAACAATTTGGCGGAACTCGACGCGCAAAAAAGGGTTCCGCTGGCGTTAAGTCAGTGGCGGGAAACGCTGCGTTGATCAATCTTGCCAATCAATACGGCTTGCCGCAGGAGAACGTAGCGATGCATCGAGGATCTTCCGCCTACGCATTCAACGCTAAAGCCGGATTCAATCCATCCAGCCATGTTCGCATGAACATTGGCTTGGCCGACAATCAGGTTGGAACCGTTGAAGGAATCTACTCAAAAGCCATGCAACAAGCTTACAACGATGAAGCCCGTGAGCTTGAAAATCACATTGCTGCAGCCCTTCAAGCCGCTTTTGATGGGTCTGAATCCAAAGGAATCACAGTAACATGAACGCTGTAGCTCTACGCACTGAACGCGCTCTAGTTGACTGGCTGGCCGCTGAAGACTGGTCAGAGTCTCCTATTGGCACTCCGACTTGTCTCACAAGCTACGGTCACGGTGCGTTTGCAGATCCAGACTTAGAGGACCAGATGCCGAGCTTTCCGCGCATCGTTGTCCGCGCATCAACTGCGGTTCCGGTCCATCCATTAGACCGCACTTGCGAGGTAGACATAACCGCTACGCTTCAGTTGTCCGCAGACGATACCTCGGAGCCTCAAGCTCTGGCGATTGTGCAAATCTTTGAGAATCTCCTGCAATACCTCTACGTTGACGGCAACATTGCGGAGTTAGACGCACTAGACACCAATCCCTCGGGAGGCTTTAACGCGCAATTCGCGGTCCCTGTAGATTTCGGCATCAATGACATAAGCGAAAGAGCTAGAACTTTTTCGCGATCCATGACAATTTTCGCAGCAGCAAACGAACAATAAAACCCAAACATGGCAACATCAAAAGGTCTAGGTCTAGTCTACGGGACTAAAGCTACCATCAAAGTCTACGATTCCGCAAATCTTCTCCCTTTGGTCGCTGGAATTGCGACTCTAGAGAGTATGGACATTACGCATGAATGCGACACCGAACAGGTGAAAAATTCATCTGGCGAAGTGGTTGCCAATGTAAGTGCGGGGGATCGCTTGTCTGCTACTTTTAACATTATTCCAAGTGGAGTTGATGCCACTGCTGCTAAACTTGCTGCAATAATTCCCAATGGCAACGGACGTGTAAATGTCACGTTGGCAGATTCAATATCTATCGGAGCAGCCTTCACTGCGGGAAGTCCCCCTACAGGAAGCGACTCTATTAATGGCGATTGGATTTACATTGGAGGCGGAAGCCTTAAGTTTACGCAGTCTGGAAAGGCTATGCTCAGTCTCCCTTGCGTGAAATACGCTGGTATCACCGGATCTACCGCAGCGATCACGCTTTAATCGTGTCAGAACTTGCAAAGATACTCGCAGAGAGCGGACCTCCCGCACCAGTGGTGTTGGGAGTTCGACTCGTCCCCTACACTGTAGGACACGCGATATTGCTGCAAAGACTTCGATCCCCGTACGTTTTAGGTGGAGAGATTACGTCCAATGATCTAGCCGAGGCTGTGCTTGTTTGCTCACAGCCTCCTCTGGAATCCATAAGATCAATCAAATCCATTTGGAGAGATCTGTTCCTCTGGTTGTGGTCGAAGCGGATTCAGCGCATGAATCTGATGGTTGAGTCTGACAAGTTCCAGTTGTGGCTCAAAGAGCAATCCACCGCTCCCGAGGTGCTGATGGAGGCTGGAACTAAATCAAAGCGTCCCGCAATGCCGTGGACCGAGCGAGTGCTTGTCGGTTGTCTCAATATCGGGATTGGACCAGACGATGCCGTCAGGATGCCTCTCGGTGACGCAGAAAGGCTGATTCTAGCTCACGCAGAGATGATGGGTCAGGTTCAGTTGTGGGACGACCAAAGCGAAGCCATTTGGCAAAACCAACAAGATAACTGATATGGGTATTCTCTCAATGTTGGTAAAGCTTGGGATTGATTCCACTCAATTTGAGATGGGAATCAAACGCGCTCAGGGATTAGGCGAAAGATTTGGATCAACCTTTAAAGGAGCAGTTGCCAGTAAGCTTGGAGCCGCTCTTTCAGTTGCAGCGATTGCCGCTTTTACAAAAAACGTAATTGAGTCAGCAGATAAAATCCAAGATTTATCAGAACAACTCAATCTAACGACTGACCAGATTCAAAGGCTTCAAATATTAGCTGGAGAAACTGGAGTAACTTTCGATAAGTTTGGATCTGTTCTTGCAAAGTTTGAACAAATTAGGCTTAAGGCAACATCTGGAGATCAAGACGCGCTAAGGACACTTCAATCTTTAGGTTTTACGACAGAGCAATTGTACGACATACAATTGACCACAATCGATGGGGCGGTTAAAGCAGCAGAAGCTCACAAGAACTCTGGAAAGTCAGCAGAGACAACTGCTGCAATGATTGAGATTTATGGGCTAAAACTTAAAACAGCAGCTTCTGCTCTTGCTGATTACAACACTACATCACAAAGAACTTTAATTTCTAGCAGTGATATTGACGTATTAGCAAAAGCTAACACTCTTCTTGATGAACAATTGAGAATTGTTAAAGCCTTAGCATCACCAGTTATTGCGGCTGGCATCACAGCAACTGCTGAAGCTCTTAAACGTGGCACAAAACCAACTGAAAATTTTATTCAGAGATTAGAAAGAACCAACAAAGCTGTTAAAGCTATAAATGAAAGAAAATTGCCAGACGAAGCGTTGGCAAGAATAGTTCAGCAAAGAATTGCGACTGATAGGCAAACCGGATTTGGAGGACCAGTTAATCCTCCGCCTATAGGAACACCCCAATTTGAAAGAGTCAAAGGAGACAAGTTCTCTCTTGGTGGATCTCAAGACCCTCTTGCTCGCATTGGTGGATTCAGTGGATTTCAGGGCGCACAAGATACAGTTATTAGACAAGCCATTGAACAAACTCTTCAATTGAAGATGATTGTGAAGAATACTGGTAAGACCGCAAGTAACACCGAAGATTGATATGGCTACGATTAAAACCAGTGTCATTACTCCAGTTGATACTGCATACATTGAAGTTTCCCGCGAATACAGCGGAGGTGATGGTACTGGTAGGCAGATAATTTACACATATCGCGGAAGCAAAGACGCTTTGCGTAATGCTTCAGTTAACTGGGTTATTGCTGGAGGCAAATACCAAATTATTGAAAAGGGTCCGTACTCTGAAGCAACGGTTACTTTTTCTGGGACTAACTTTAACACCAATAATCCTACCGCTCTGCAACCGGCAGGAGATGAAGAACCGTCTCAGCGTTACGAGTTCAGGACTGAATACGTTGATGCTTCTTTGTTTGAACTGCCGCAAGTAAGAGCAGAGGCCAGAACATACATCTCAGAGGAAGAATACTATTCAGCGGTCAGAGCTTCTGGAGATGATCCCAAGAACAACAAGCTCCCAATGTCACAAAGCCAATTTCCTTTGGCTTATGAATTGATCAAAAAGTTTGCTCGCGGTCAGACTAGCTTTCAGACCTCCCGCTGTTCATTGACTCGGATATCGTCTTATTCTGCTCTAAACGGATTGCCGTCAACTCCACCGATTATATCGGCTGTTTACGATGGCATTAATCTTGCAAACATAAATTTATTCCCGACATCAGTTAGAAACGTGATGCCGAGACCGCCAGCTAATCCTAATTTAACACCATCAGGAACGGCTTGGGCTTGGCTTAAGACAAACGACTCAACCTCGCTGACCATCAAGACCAACCAAGTAGAGCGCAATGAGACTTGGACCTTTGCAGCTTGGGATCTTTTTGCATATCCTTACAACGTAGACCCTAGTTTACTCAGATAACCTAACACAACATGGCTGACGAAATTCAAATGACGGCTCGCTTGTACGCTTCCAAAGGTGGAGCGTTTCTTCCGAGCGTAACCTACACCAAGAGCGCGACAATGGCTGGAGTCGATATGGGTTCACAAACCCAATTGATTGGAACCACCGTTGAAGCTCTAGACGTTCCGGTTGATGTAGCTAGTCCGTATAAGCTACTGATCGCCAACTTGGACAATACCAATTATGTCGAGCTTGGCTTTGTCTCTGGAACTTACACGATGCGGATTCCCGCTGGAGAGACGCTGCTGATGCCATACGTTAGCGCGACGTTGTATCTCCTAGCGAATACCTCTGCCGTGACCATTCAAGCGACGTTCTGCGAGATTTAACCAACTGAATTATGGCAAACGAGATCGAAATGTCCGCTAGGTTGTACGCATCCAAAAACGGTGCATCAATCAACTCGCAGACTTTTACCACTACATCAAACATGACTGGAACCGACATGGGTCAAAATACCCAAGACATCGGTTCTGCTGCTGATGAATTGCTGGAGATTGCTGCCGATCTTTCTTTGCCGTACAAAGTGTTGATCAAGAACCTAGACTTGCAATATGCGGTCTATGTTGGGGTTTCTACTCCTTACCAGTTCCAGATCCCCGCTGGAGAGTTCATGCTTATTCCGCGAGTTGATGCTAACCTGTATCTGAAAGCAGTCACAAGCGGATCAAGCGTCAAAATCTTCGCTCAATTCTGCGAGATCTAATGGCTGTATCCCTTCCATCTAAAGTTGCAGAGCGTGGTATCAAAGCCGAACACGCTCGCGCTATCAATCAACTGATTGATGTTGTCCGCAAAATCCAGCTTGTTGCTGGACCTGATCAAGCGATTGAGCAGACTCCGAATGGCACGACGCTTAAGATAAAGCAAATCGGCAAGACAGTTACAACAACCACTGCGGAGGAATCTTGGTTCTATTGATATGCCATTGGCAATTGATAGAAATGAAAAGATGTGGACTGCTCGCAATCTCAATGATCTATACGCGAGATTCGACAATAAGTGCTCCAGAACTTTAGACGGTAAGACTCCGTATGCTGTTGGGCTTGGTCAAAAAATACCTTTTGGTGTTACATATGAATATTCTAGAGATCCAGACACAAGCTTTTATGTATCTGGAAGCACTCTTACTCAAACTCAGATTGCAATTGAGCTTTCTAAATTAGAAAGCAAACACCTAGACGTTGCTGGAGGTCAGGTTTATGTTGATCATTATGTTAATTCTTACGATCCAACGTATTGCAATGTTGGAGCAATTCAAACATCATTTGAATTACATAAGCGGACGATTGACGGTGTAGATTACGATGTTCATTTAGGATGGGACGATTGGGATTCTGGATATCTGTCATACGTTAGGTCTTACTTTTCCGCAGCCGGATCAACACCTTCTCTTCCTCCCGGTAGAATCCACAATCACAAGACCGCTGTTGCTGAGATCAAGATTGAAGGTCTTTTGACCTTTAAGATTCTCAATAGTTACAAGCGATTTGATTGCTGGCGAGTTCACAATTTTGGCAGCAAAGATCTAACCGTATTGCTTCAGTTGCCGGACGGATCAGCAGAACGCAAGACGGTCCCTGCAATGGGTTGCAGATCGTTCAGGAGACGCGCTGACGGCAGTTGGCTATCGACTTGGCGTGATGCTACTCCCTGCGTTTATTTCTTCCCTTACGTCGCAGGAGACGTTCCTTACTTTGCCGGTGGTCCGCCAATGTATGGAATATTGAACGATTCAATGGCTGTGCGTTTGGAGCGGTCAGCTAAAGCCAACAACATTGCTAATCCATTCATTGCGCTCCAGTGGATGCGAGCAATGGGGGCTTGGGTAGATGCGCGATATATGCACGACATCCGCACAATGTATCCAGAATATGCGGACCCTACGGATGCAAACACAACAATTGGTGATGCGATCTTCACTTGGGGACGCGCTAGGGTTCAGATTTACAGCAGTCTTACTAATGCTGTATTTGAAGATTACATCACAATCTTTAGTGGCGTTACTGACTTTGTTCCAAAATTGGAACGTATAGGAATTAACGTACAAGTAAGCGGAGATGTTTTAGTGATGACCACTAAAAGACCCAATGCAATTGTAAGGATATATCCTATTGATTGCAATGTGTTCCGTTATGGCAACTCGCCTTATTGGCAAATTAATCCAACAACCACTAACATTTTAATTGGTTATCCAGAATACTATTACACTCAAAATGTAGCAGCACCTCAGACTGCAACTCAATGGCAAGCTGGTAACATCCCAACGTGGATGGAAACGATGCGGACTCTTCGCAGACGCGTTGCGGTAGAAGAAGGATTTCTCGTCAATTATGATGATGTAGTCGATATACCAGAGGAGAAAGTTGGGATTGTCAGGTTAACTCCTCTTGGATTACAAGTAGTAGCTTCAACGGCTAGGGGGATTGAAAATTATGATGCCAACGCTTTTAGTCATTTGCCAAACTACGAGCGAACCGCAAACGTAATAGAGTTGCGGACGGATTTAAGACCAAAAGGATTTGGCGTTGGTGCATGGATTGGTACTCCATACATATCAGCAAAGAAGACCTACATAATTGCTCAACCGAGCAATTACAGTGGTCTTTACGGTCACGTTTTTCCTCAAATTGGAACAGCAATAGGATCGGAAAATTACCATCCAGCCGTAGATTGTGCTTATGTTCCTGCTGGTGGACCGTGGGGATTCTCAAGCAGCGTATACGATTACGATCTGCAAAGAGTCTACACAACAGACCCTCTTGCTCCTGTTATAACCAATGTATTTGGGTCTGATTTCTGGATCAACAAATGGGGAGGCAAAGGCGGTGTTGACGCTTCTGTTAGAATACTTGGCAAGCCAAATCAGACTGTCCAAAGCACTGGTGTTGCTGATGACGTATTCAAAGATCTTAACAATCCAGCAATGGCTGGTTTGGCACCTTTTTACGGTCAAATTTCTGTCACAACTTCAGCGCAAGCTCAGATTGCTGACATAAGATGGATGGGTGAGTCATATTTCAATCTTCCTTATAGTTCAACAGCTAACGCTCTTAATTACGACGGCATTGGGGAATTTTATCACAAAATTCCAAAGTCCGCTTTCCTCTGGAACTTGTTAGAAGCCCACGTTAGCGGATGGAATCGAGCGGTTCCATTGGCTCACGGTGAGGAATGGTGTCCTATCTATAGTTTTGGTCCCGGTGGTAATTTGCAGGGATCAACGTTAGGGGTCTTAATGCCAAAGGACACAACAATAACAGTCTTAGACACACAATTTGGCCCGTCTTTCTTTATCACCCCAGAACAGTATGACTCTTTGATTGCCAATGGAATCCAAGCCAAAAAGATATTTGATAATGATCCTTTGGTAATGCAATATTACTATATTGTAACGCAAATAGACATTGCCACTTATTGTAGATCAAAAGGATTTAACTCCTTTAACTTTGACTGTACAAATGCAGTGATTAGTGCAACTGGCGGAATAATTACACCGGCAACAGTGTGGAGACCTATGCGCTCCTACGGATTTGGCGAGACGGTCGTTGGAGCCAGCTACGTTGACGTAACTAACGGTGATCTCTACCGGACGATTCGACTCGTTGACTTGGATGTTGGTTGACAGAAACCCACCGATAGGTTATCGGTTCTCCTGTCGATGAAATGTCCCTCCTGCAACTGCATTTTTGCCGCAAG